ATGGGCCGGGTGTTTACCCCATTGGAATAAAACTATATCGCCATTCCTTAACTTTGATGGATCAAGATTGATTTCTTCAAGAAAATATTTGGCTTTAAGGCCATTATACAGAAGTGATTCCCCCTTGTGCATATGCCAGTCCGGGGGATATTTTGGAATGATAACCTTCCGGCCATGATCAGCGCCTACAGCTTGGAAGGATCTAACTACTAAATGGATGCAATCGCATCCCCGGCCTTTTACACCGGTTAGATGGCGGTAAGGGGTATTGATCCAGCTATCCAATTCAGCTTTAAGCCGATTTTCATTATTTGGATCTTCAAAAAACCATTTATAATCTGGCATAGTTCCCCACTATCGTAAATTTTAAGCATTTTCGTATTTAACCATTTATCCAAGTGGCAGGGTTATCCAACGGTAAGTAAGGAAAACCTAGAAATCTATCAAGATCTTCATTATTCAAATTGTTATACTTTGTTCTACAGGTATCCATGGATTTATTACATCCAGGGGCCAAATAAATATCTTCAGCCGCAATCAAACCAGGGATATAGAATTGAATCCCTATTGTATTTCCAGAATGGGCCGTTATAGTTCTTTTAAAATTCCCCCATTGAACATAGCCTAATTGCCAATAACCATCAGTTTCAGCCCCAAAGGCCGTATCGGTTAGGGATAACCCGGAAGCGGATATTGAATCCAAACTGGAAACGGTTCCGCCAAAACTGGTTAACGCTACGCCGCATTGATCGCCATACAGCTTCAAATTGCAGGAAGGCTGATAACGCATAGTAGGAACCCGCATCCTTAAGAACTTTTCAAAGCCGACACACTCAATTTTGCCGCTAAGTCCATTATACTTAGTTTTTGCTACTTGGCCAATGAAAAGAACCCGTTTTTCCAAGGGATCTTGATCAAGGAATAACTTAGAGACTTCTACCCAAATCATTTCCGGCATAGGTTCATTCAAGTAATCAGCAAAAGCAGAGTTTAATCTTTCAACATCGATATTCATCTTGGATATCTTCAAATCAACATGGAATTCTGTTCTACCACGCTTCAGGAAGGCGGGTTCATAGGTAGCCCCGCCGGTAGCCGGATAAACCACTTCAGCATCCGCGCTCGTAAAATACCAATATTGATCAAGGCTATCATTCCAGAACTTATATATTTCTACTGGTTTCCTGGTATTAGCCAGATCCTTTTCATAGTATGTTGATGATAAAGCCATATTATGGGGTTTCCTTTATTAGGCCAATTGCGGTTTGGCGTAGGTTAGCCAGATCCCCGCGTATAAAATCAAGTTCCAGCCGATCAGATCCGAACCGGGAAAAGTTCATGAAGCTGAATAGGGTTTGTCCTAAATCAACAGCCCTTAAGGCTGTTCCAATTGCGCTATCCAGCGCTATTTCTGTAGCGGTAGCCCGTTCAATCTTCCGGCATACATAAGACCTATCAGGTAAGCCAATAAATAGATGGCGGTTTATTACCGCGTTACCAGCAAAAAGCGTATCATATTCATCATCTGTAACGCTTATTAAGGTTTGGCCGGTTGTAATCGCCGCTGTAGCGGTAAGATCCCTATTCCAGGAAGGCATCCAGAATGGCATAACCTTCCCAAGCCTATGATCAAAGAAATTTTGGATTTCCCAAATATCAGCCCTACTATTAACTAACATACTGAAGCTATTGGTTATACTGGTATCATCTTCATTATACCAGGATTCTACCGCATGTTTACCGATATCCTTCAGGGTTAGATTAGGATGGATAAATCCAAGTTGCTTATCAGCCTGAACCTTATATTCAAAAACCGGATAGCCTAAATAAGTAGCCCCTATAGTTGGGGTAGTATAACTAAAAGCCGTTACGGTAGTTAGATCTTCCGTAGCGTCCAGAATAATCCTATCCGCCCTGACTGATATCCGGTTGATATTAAAACCAGATCCAAGGCGGTTATCATAAACAGGCATAAAGTAAGTAGTATCCTTAGCCCAGGAATTAGAGAGTAAAGAACTGGCCGCTATGGTAGTTCCAGAAACGCCGGAAACCTTGATAACTTCATAAGTAGTGAAGTCGGTTTTATCAATCAAGATAGCGTTCCTTCCAGTATAGAAATGGCGGTTAGCCGTTTCCGTTACGGGGATCTTAAACTGGCCATTGGCGGCTATAGCACTTAACGGGGCTAAATCATGCCACATAGGAATACCCCAAATCTTATGTTTTGATTTGGATAGGTTCCGCCTAAGCCAATTCGTTTCCGGTTCCTTCGAATATAAGAATTCTTGCTTAAAATCTAACCGGGGCCAAGATTGAAGGGCTGATCTGATTTCTTCCCCTTTAACCGTCTTAAGCATCCCGGTATTCCAGCTATGCCCATAATTTTGGCTTCTTGGCCTAATTGTCAAATATATATCAGCCATATTCTTATCCTTGGTTGTTAGCCATTATGTTGATAACCGCATCCTGGCCTTCCGCACTATTCAGATATTCCCCCATCATGGCCGGATCTAAAATGTTAGCTATGTTAACTTGTGGTTTAGCCTGATCCGCTGATTTATCGATTCGGCCGGATTCCCTTGGGATGAATTTTTCCGGGCCGTTCTTCCCAACTACTTGGCGGCGGCCTTGGCTACTAACAAAGGTTTCAGGTTGTCGCTCCCCAACTATGTAGGATCTTCCAGCCGATACAGGGCCGCCGTTCGCTCTGAAGGCCGAAACGCCCGCGTTAACCATCCCGCCCCATATACCAGCGCCACCCATGGAACTCTGAAGGGCATTCAAGATAGTTTGTTTTATGATCATCTTGGTAACATCAATAGCGAAACTGGTAGCGAATTCAGACATAGCTTGCTTGGCTGATTTGGTTCCGGTAACAAAGGCCATAATTCCATCTGTCATTCCATCTACAAAACGGTTATCGATGGTTTCAGATAAAGCAACTATATCTTCCTGAAGGGATCTATATCCGCCTTCCATTTCTTCTATCATCTTCCTATGTTCTTCAATGGAACGCTCTGATTCCCTCGCGAGTATTTCTTCCCGCTGAACTACATACCATTCATCAATCCGGGCTTTTTCAATACCGGCTTCCTGGTACTTAATCATCAGTTCATCCAGGCCCTTCATTTCAAGCTGATAGGGGGAAAGCGTAGCTTCATCAAAGGCAGCGTCAAATTGTTCCCGGATCTTCAGCTTATCCTTATCAATTACAACTTTCGGGGTTCTGGTTTTGCTTGATCCGGTTCCAGCCTTTTCCGCTTCCGCCCGCTGTTTTTTCATAGCGTCCGTAGTATCAAGGATAGTTTCCTTGAATTCATGGGCCTTGGCCGACCATTCCCCCCAAGGATTAACCGCTTGGAATTCGCCCTGTAATTTATCAACCATATCAAATTGAAAATCAGCGAATTCTTTAGCCGCATCCCTTAAGTTACCGATAGCATCAACATCTTCTTGGGAAGCCATGCCTACCAGCTTCATACCCTTAACAAGCTGAAGATTCCCTTCCTGGATTAACTGGTAACCCCTGGCCATACTTCCTATAAGAATAGCCCAAGTTTGTTTTAAGCCTATCCAGACCTTACGCAATGCGTTAAATACATCAATCGAAACGCCTACAACTTCAATCATCTGGCCAAATGAATTAACAGCCGCCTTCCCAATATCATTAGCCCATTGGGCCAGCCTTCCATCAGATCTTAACCGATTAACCAGATCCATAACGGTTTTAAGGCCCGCCTTCATAAAATCAAAAACGCCCGCATCCATTACCATAGTCCGAAAAGCGAACCAGGTATCCCCAAGCATTGATATCATACCTTCCCAGGATTTAGCCATGGCTTCAGTAGCGCCCGCAAATTTTGATTCTGGATCTTTCCAGGCTTCTTGTAACATCCGGCTTGTTTCTTCAGCGGAATAGCTTACCCCGGCCTGAAAACCTAACATAGCCAGAACGCCTTTTTCCCTGAACCTATCCGCTGAAGCCGCCCCGGCTGATAACATCCGCTGAATCTGTTCTGTAGTTTCGTTAATTTGCATACCGGTAGCGGCGGCCAGATCCGCTATAAGTGGCATCCATTCCCTAACTTCATCAACCCCGCCTTCCATGATACCGGCTAAATTAGTAGCTGATTCCATTATCTGTTCAAGTTCGAATGGAACGGTTCCTGCGAATTCGGCCATCTCCTTGAACATCCGGTTACCTTCAGAAACAGAACCTAACAAGGTTTGAAGCCGTAATTGGAAACCTTCCGTAGTGGTAGCGGCCTGAAGGAAAGTTTTACCTAATTTAACCGCAACTACACCGCCCAAAGCAGAAAAAAGGGCAGTAACCCCGGTTACTGCTAAGCCAAGTTTACCTAACCCCTTCCCAAGCCTAAGAATCCCACCTTTTAAACCCTTCATCCGGGCTTGGGATTTTACAGCCGAATCCCCCGCCCGTTTGAAGCCTTTGGTAAGTTTATCAAGATTTCTTACGCCATCTTTCGTTTCTACCGGTATCCTTAAGCCCGCCATTTTCTTCAGTTCCTTCCGTTAATTGTGCTTTGTATTTTTCAGCCAGCCAATCAAATAGATGATCTTCAATAATGCCGATCCGTTCAAAAGCTTGAATAGTTAAGCCGTATACTTCGCAGATATCAGCTATAGCCTTAGTAGGAATTGGCCTTAAATCACCCTGGCCCGGCGGCCTATCCCGGTTAGATAGTTGCTTCCATACATTAAAACAGTTTAGGTTCAATCCTTCTAAATCATCCGGTTTATTGCACTCATCACAAGGCGGATTATCATCCCAAGTAGCCATACAATCATCACAACTAACGGATTCAGTTTTTAGATGATCAAGGAATTCTATTAGTTTCCCGTTTCCTTATCCCCCCGATCAGATTCACCTTCAGCCTGGTTATCAAGCTGTTCAAAAAGCCAAGAAGTAATATCAGGCCGCTTTATATCTAAGGCTATCTTATTTTCCCTGGTACAGGGTAAAGGGTTTTCATCATCATCAACCATTCCCCAGGCCGCAATAAGAAAATCAATCTTATCATCCATAAAACCTTCATGATTGATCTTCTCGTAACGCTTTAGCATTTGATCCCGTTTTTTCTTGGGCATCCCCGGCGGTGCATCCCAATCATAGGAAGTATTGGAATCCATTAAGCGGGTAAGATCCCTTGGGCTTGGCTGTTTCAGAGTAAAGGAACATTCTTCTTCCCCATCCTTATCCCAGGTAAATGTATGTTGGATAGTTTCTTCTTTAAATTTTAGCATGATTCCCCCCTAAGAAATCACCGGAAAGTAAAAAAACGGGAAGGGGCCGCCGGGATTCAGCCCCTTATCGGATATTCATCCTATCCCGTTTGTATCCATTGCGGCCGGGTATGCAATGGATTAATTAAAAGTAATTTCAACCGAATCTTCCCCAACGGTTCCCAAGGCAGTTAAAGCCATGGAAA